GACAATTTATTGTCCGATGTGTATAGAATACCTTCCGAACCAGTGACTGTGTCACAAGCAATTCTTGAATTGTTTAGTGCAGGATTTAGAGCCCAAGGACCAACAAGAGATGTGCATGTGCACACCTGTTGTAGGAGGTCGTTCAAACATACTGGTGATCTAGAGAAGTTTGTGTGTACTCAGTGTACTGCAATTACTAATTGTAGGCTGATGCCCAAATTATCTGATTATCAAACTATGTTAGGATTGATTAAGAATGAGGAAGAGGATGTCAGAGATGACATAAGATTGGTGAGGAATCACAACCATATGTATGAGGAATTTCTTTTTGGAGAGAGGACAGTCCCAATTGATCCTACTTTGTTTCACTATCATAAGTGTGCTAAACAGGATTGTTTGAAGTTGATTAAACATCAACATGAAGGCCTAGAACACCCATCGATTTTTTGTAGTGAACATTACCAGTTTCACATTGCTGAAGTGGTAAGTGATTATGAGCATACAGGATTTAATCCTATGCGATTACATCGGCATTTGTGTTCATATCCAGGTTGTGTGCGTAATATTACGCATCAACATCCTACAGAAAATCATGAGGTTTTGTTATGTAAAATCCATAATACAGATGGAAATCTGGAATTAATGAAAAGAGTTAACGTGTTGCATATGGGTTTGAATGATGGATCAGTTATGGCTACGAGTGCTGAATTTGAAGAGATGTTTGTTAAGAACTTGGATGTGTATTTGACTCGACATTGCCCTGGATTTATGGATACTAATGCTAATTGCAAAATGAGTTCATTTTGTGAGGGGATTAAGCTAGGAGTATGTTTTATGATAGGCTCTTTTCTAATGCGGAAATTATTTCTACAGAAGAAGGAAGAGCCTGACTTGACATTTTCGGCTCAATCGCCAGGACCAAGGAAAGTGAGTAAAGGTAAGAGTGTCAATCGTGGAAAGTTTTCAAAGGGTTTTAGACCTCAAGGATCTTCGGATCTAAGATTGATAAGACTTAATATTGGAACTAAGACGATTAATGCAATCCCTTTATATGAGAGATGGTTGATGACTTATGCACATAGTATGAGAGAGTTTGAGGAAGCTGGGTTAGGAAAGATTCCTATGTCCTTTGTGGATCGTGGAATAATGTACGAAGCAGTTTTAGATGAAGAGTTGTTGTTAATGGATAAGTCTATTGATGTGGCTTTTATTTATTTTGATTGTGGACAAGCACCTCAGTTTAAGAATATTTTGAATAAATTTATTAGTGAACATGAGGTTGATTTGGTGGAACATTTACCAGTGAAGCTGTATACTCCGGAAGGAATGAGATATAGCACTGCAGTCAAACAATCTAATGGAGGCTATAGAAATGGACCAGTGAGAATACAGTTAGAGAAGATATGGAAATATCGGATGACAACGCAAATAGGCGACTGTGGATCACCATTGATTTGTTATGGGGGTTTCCTCAATGATAAGATCATTGGTTTCCATGTTGCCGGGACAGATAGTAAGATAGATGATCCACAAGGAATGGCTACAATTGTAACGCGAGAAATGATTGAGTCAGCTTTGTTGATTTGTCCTTCTATTGAGGAGAAAGAGAATGTAGAGTTTTTGGCTGAAGGAGTGATTGAAAAATCATTATGTCAGTTGGAGCCTGAAGATTTTGAGGGATATCCCAATATCCTTAAGGTAGAAAAGATCTCTTTCTTTGAACAGATACCCTTGATGAGAAAATCGAAGTTGAAGCCATCGTTATTATATGATAAGTTGGAGGAACCTACAAAGAAGCATTTGCCTATTCTTAGAGCAAGTGATGTGAGATCAAGAGGTATGGATCCTGTGGTGAATTCACTACTTGATTCTGCTAGTTCTGAGCACCCAATTGTTGATGAAGAATTGATAAAG